CCGGCTCCACCATTATTACCAGATCCGTTAGCACCAAAGTCATCACCACCAGAACCTGCACTAGTGCTACCACCAGTTCCGGGATCACCTCCGTTAAGCGCACCAGTGGCACTTATATGAAGACCATTACTTCCAGTAAGGATGCCACCACCACCACCATCGCCCGCCGTAGGAGAACCACCACGTCCATACCGGCTCCCCGCCGTACCACCGCCACCACCACCACCTGCTACTATAGCAAATGTAGTTTCAGAACCACCGTCTCGCTGAATTTTGAGCAAAGAAGCACCACCGCCACCGCCTCCCTCACAACCGCCATTGTTGGAAGCGCCAAGTGTACCATTACCACCAGCAGAAAGAGTGAGTGTCTCTGTACCATCAAGTCCACTGATTCTAATCGTCATTTGAGCACCAGAACCACCAACCCCTTCAGTGCCTTGACTCTGACCACCATTGCCACCTTTGCCGCCACGCAGGAATACGTCAATGTCGCCGGGAGGACCACCAGCTGCGGTAACGCCAGAAAGAATCATTAACTGTGGAACACTCATACTACTCTATGTCCTATATCGAATCACCCTGACCGGGTATTAAAATGGTTTCTGTAAATCCATAATCACTATCTAAACTGACATTGATAGGATTAGGTTCGATAATAATACGTTCAAACAGGTTATCTGAATCAGTAAGACTGTAAGACCCGACTGTAGGAACATCAGGGTCTCTGAAGTCCACGATTGCCTTGCGAATAATAGATGTGTCAGCAATAGGACCAAAGAAACTTGTCTTCAGTTCAAAGTCTAATGTATATATAATTGTTCTTCTGTTTTCCAACTGACTTTCATAGTCATCACTAAAAGAAATACCAATCAAAGAAATTGGAATATCCTCTACAACATCTGGATAATCTGCAAACTGTTTCATTGTAATAGTGTAGGACGGATTGAAGTATGGAATAACCTGCTCAAGAATCTGAACAGCATCTTCATTAGTCTTTGCTAGAATGCTTAGCTGAAAGTTTAGAATGTAAGGAACAGACGTAAAGAATTTGGTCTTCTTGTTGTTGTCTGTAACAATACTCTTGCTAAAGTTATTTGTTTTTGGTAATTGTCTAGTAGGGTCAAAGTAAAGAGAAGACATTTCAAATCCCATTCTAGGGAGTTTGATTGCTAATTTAGCATCTGCCATATTTTCTGTTTCACGAATACGATCCAGAAACTTTTGTTTAGGAGAATAACTTAGTGGAACTTTGATTTGACTGATAACACTACCACTAGAGTCTTTTCTCAGTAAGTAAATATTATTAAATAGTGTTCCAAATACAGATACACATTTACGAATCTTTTCATGATAGAAGTGTTGTGTTAACATATTATGTCACCTCTCCAAATGGGTTACTTTCAGAGAAGTCAATAATATTATCTCCTTCGGTTTCAAAGTCTGCGTTCTGACTGAATACCTGTTGCAACTCTTCACCTACTATACTAATAGTCTTGGTAATACTAGTCTCTGTAGAAGTAATAGTAGTGCCAGCAGTAAATGTTCTCCATTCACCATCTGTAGAACCTACATGAGCAACTTCCAGAATATTAGTTCCAGCATCCCATGTTACAATTTCTGCTACCATCTTAGGTCCAGCAGCACTGTCTACCAAGTATTCAATATTTTCACCAATATCAAATCCATTCTGAGCAGACGGTGCCAAGGTAAGTTTGATACGATTACCCATTGCTTCTACATTATCAATATCAGTAATTCCAGTATCAAAGTCTTCATCATTATATTCAAAGAGTTCAATATCAAGTCTATATGTTGGAAGATCAGAGAGTTGATAGAAAGGTCTATCGTCAATCACTCTCATGATTTCAAATACTTGATTTGATAATGGAAGATATATCAAATCACCTTCTCTTGGTCTATTATAATCGACATTTAGACCAACAGTAGAATTCCATCTTTTTCTTGCAACATGTAGTGTTGCTCTGTCACGAATTTCTACACCAAACTTTGTAAACAATTCCTGATCACCATCAAAACCATCAGTATTCTCTAGATACATTTCAACAGTATAGGCATCATCAAACCTAGATACTACATCTTCACCAAAGATTTTATCTTCAGCAACTAGTGTTCTAGGAAGATACTGTATATCCTGTCCATAGATTTTGATAGACTCAATAATGATATTTTCATAGAGTCCTTGTTCGGATCGCACTGTTTGGGAGATATACGGATTTCTAGCCATCTTGACTTTATCCTAACATGAAATCAACAGGAAGTTCATGAGTCAATCTCATTTGCTCCCGCAATCTCTCCAACTCTTGTGTAGCATCATCATAGAGTTGTCTACCATTCAACTGCACACCACCGGGAAGTTGCATACCTTCAAACTTGATAAGGTTTGCACCCCACTGTTGCTTAATCAATTGTGTCAGATATTCTTTCAATGAAATATCATTGTAGATATCAGTGTGCGTTTCAGGGTCAATATACTGATAGGTCTCAAATACCAGATACTGCCCTGATGTAATATTACCTTCTTCAAACTCACCATGAACATAAATTCTATTCTGGTGTCTAGAGAAAGTAATCAAAGGAGTTCCAGTAAGTTTCATATCAATTAAAGAAACATACTGCTGCATCTGTTCATAATATGCCAAATCACCAATGAATGTATTCAAGTCATAGAGATCATTTAAAGACAACTGATACTTTAAACTAAAGAAATCAGAAGAACTAACATTACCAGTAATAGGAAAAATTCTCTGAACAAAAAGAATATTGTCATTAACTGTGATGTATTTGTTTGTTACATCATCACTAGTAACTTGATGTTTCAAATAAGTTTTCACTAAAGCATCAGAGTTATACTCACGATAAAACTGTAATGCCTCATCAACTCTATCTTCTAACTGCTCTTGATCAACGTTAATCTCAATCACAGGCGCACCCAGCTTTCTTAAGCAATAGTCAATTAACTGGTCTCTGCTAGATGGATTTGCCATTCATTCTTCCTATATTCTTGGTTTATTACTATTTATACTACCAAGGTTACTAAGCAGAATCTGTTGCCCATGGAAGACCTGTTTCTTCCTGAGAATTATTCTTGGTTGCAATCTGCGCATCAATAGAATTTTGGATACTAGTTACATCAACGTTCGATTGAATCCAAGCAACAACATTTTCTTGTGTTACATTTTCATATGCAATAAAATTAGAGTCTGTGGGATCAGGAGAAAGAGTAGTAGTGCCAATTTTTGAACCTACATTATTTGTTGATTCATCTATGCCTTGGCACCGCCAACGTGCTTGATTGATACCGCCAGTCGGAACATCATATTTAACACTATGAACTTCCCAGTTATATATAATTGCCATTTTTAATATTTTCCTTAAATTGAGTGTATTATTTATTCAAAGTTTAGAACTTCTTCCGGGGTAGCATCAATAACAGACTGCGCTACTGCTCTTTCTTCAGTGTCTCGGACAATTTCAGGATTATCTACAGTCTCAGTAGTCGGTTCTGCCTCTGGATTCTCTTCGTCATAGACTAAAACCTCTACAGTAGCAGGGAGTGGGTCAACAGCAGTCTGTACAAGTACACTTTCCATCAATTCTTCACCTGTCTCTGGATCATATTCGCCAGTAGGATGATCTTCATAGACTTCTTCACGACCATCTGCCAAGACATACTGTGCAAGACGTGCAGTAGCCTTACGGTATTCTTGCAGCTGCCAGTTGAACGTGTTGTTGGTGATGTTGGTGTCATGGTTGCTAGAGAACGTAGACATGAATGCATCGAACTGCCCGTCGCCGAGACGGATGGATTTTTCACGGCGTTGTGACGGCCAGTCTCGGGCGATATAACGTTGCGCTCGTTGCTCAAGCTGCGTGTCGGTCATCCACTCGTCGCCTTGGGTTACGAAGATGGTCATGCTCGTACTCCGATGATTCCGATGTTGTTAGTGTTGGCTGGCGCTACGGCAAACGACACCGTGTAAATGAATCCATCATAGACCACTTCGTAGTCGTCGCTGCTGCCCTCCTTTTGCAGTGAGCCGCCGTCGAAAACGTGCAGCGGTTGCCAACCACGAGGCATTGCGAAGTCAGTTTCACTGGCGTCTCCAGTGAACCAAAAGGTTTGCTCCTTGTAACCCTGCTGAGCTTTCAGCTCGGTCAGTTGTTCACGAATGTTTATCGCAGGTTTCGATACTAAAACTGTCATGTAATTACTCCTCGACCACTAGGCCACCAACGGCACTAATTGCTGTACCGACTGCATCGGTTGTGTTGTCCACTCGACGCAATCCTTGAAAGACTGAACGACCAGCAGATGTTCCGACATGTAACAAACCAGTATCCTCATCGTGA